ACCTACTGCAGCTAGCGAACCTCCTATTTCTAGTCAACCTGACCCTGCAGCAGTAGTAGACGAAAAAAAAGCAACAATTTTAACTGATAACAACAGAACAGTAAATTCTACTCAAACTTCCACTGAGTTTGAAAATTCTGAAAATACTATCTCTGATGACGAAATATCTCTTCCGCTTGAAAATCCTCTCAAAGCGTTTGCGTCTTTTTCTCCTGTAATAACTCTTGCGGTTTTAACACCTAATGAAATTGCAAATCCTGCAAACACATACAGAAAAAATGGTTTTTCAAGAATTATTTTTAGATCAGGCGGGTCAGCTGATCAACAAGTTCCTACAGAGTACGAACAAAATCTAGGAATTACCGCAGAATATTTTGTTGACGATCTAGAAATACAATCAACAATGGCACTATTAGCAGACACCAAACAGACTAATGCCAACCTTATAAGTTTTACTCTTAAAGAGCCTTATTCAATGGGAGTGTTTTTACAAACACTAGCAGCCAGTGTTGTAGAAGCAGATCCTTCGAGAAAAAGCTATATTGATGCTGCCTATGTAATTATGATAGAATTTATAGGTTTTCTTGACGACGGATCTGTTGCGGTTATTCCTAACACTAAACGCTATTTTCCGTTTAAACTTACTAATGTAAACTTTGACGTTACAGCAAGCGGCAGCGAATATTCAATAAGAGGCATAGCATGGAACGAACAAGCATTTGCCGATGAAGTTCAGACTATAAGACAGGATCTAGAACTGTCAGGAACAACTGTAGCTGATTTTTTACAGCTAACAAGAAGTAATTCAGAAAGCCTTACTTCTGTAATAAACGAAAGACAACGCAAAAGAGTAGAATCAGAAAAAATCAATGATGTTGATTCTTATGTGATTATATTTCCAGAAAGCGCAGACAGCCTAAACAGATTCCTCAATGAAGAAACAGAAAGCGATGTCGGTGCTACTACTCAATCAGAAATACAAGATGATCAAACAGTAATTCAACCAGTGACCGTAAGTTTAGATAAAGTTCGAGAGTTTGCAGACGATCCTGCAAATCTTAATGCAATCGGACGCTCGAGAGTAATCACAGAAGATTATGCTAACACTGCTCATAAAAAAATGCGCAGAGCAGAAGAAGTTATTGAAGAAAACATAATAGAAACAGAAAATCTCACAATTGAAATAGGAACCGGTGTTTTTAATTTTGTAAGCGGTGCTAGGATTCAAGATGTAATCGAAGAACTGGTGCTTTTAAGCGAGTATGCTCAAGATCTAGTAAATCAAGATGCAGATGATTTAGGAATGAAAAAATGGTTTAGGATAGAAGCTGATGTCTATGAAAAACCTGATCAAGGTAGGAGCCTTCAGACCGGAGCAATTCCTAAAATCTATGTGTTTAAGGTTTTAGAATATAATGTTCATCAATCTATATTAAAAATGCCAACAGAAAAACCCTTAGGCATAGACGAGCTTAGAGAGCTTGTTGCAAAAGAATACAATTACATCTATACTGGACAGAATGACGATATTCTAGATTTTTCTATACAGTTTAACACGGCATTTTACAGAGCACTAGCAGAAGACCTAGGAGAGTTTGTCAGTCAAAATCAGCTAGGTGGACAACAGCAGAGTATCGAACAAGACGAACAGGCTATAAGAAGTGTTAATTCTGCACCGCCTGAAATAGAAGGATCTCAAGATCTTGCTAGATTATACGAATTTTCTTTTTATAGCACAGGCAGAAGATTTGGTAACAGTTTAGGCGAAAGTGCTACTACTACAATTGCTAGAGTTTACAACGATATTATTATTAACGGGGTAGATTTATATACGGTCGATCTTGAAATAATGGGAGACCCTTATTACATTGCAGACAGTGGTATAGGAAATTATTCTGCAGAGAGTAGCTCTGCTAGTCCTTTTGTAACACGTGATAGAACCTTAGACTATCAGTATGGAGAACCCTACATACTACTGAATTTTAGAACTCCGATAGATCTAGGAGAAAACGGACAAATGCGTTTCCCAACAATAGGAGGCACAGAGCCTGTAGAGTCTTTCAGTGGTTTGTACAAAGTAGTGTATGTTACAAATAGAATTTCAGGAAATCAATTTACTCAAAGTTTACGGTTAGTAAGAATGCTAAATCAACAAAACGAAATAGAAACTATAAAAGAACTTGCTCTTGAAGGGGGAAAACCCTTAACACCTTGGGCTATTAATTTCTCAGGAACTAATTTTAATATAGAAAATATTAACGAAGATACACAGTTTTCTATTAACAATAGGACAGCGTAATGACTGATGAATTTATTAACAGATATACAGGAGAATCTAAGAGAAGTTCTTCTAGCTATGTTAACAGAAGCTGGCATCCAGGACCTTATATAGGAATTGTAAAAAATCATCTTGATCCTACCTATATGGGTAGACTACAAATACAATTGCAAACCAAAAGTCAAACAGGCAACACTCCCGACGAACAAGGAGAATTTGTAACTGCAAGTTATCTTTCTCCTTTTTACGGCACTACTCCTTATAGAGGAACACAAGCTAACCCAGGAGATCAATTCAGTCAGAAATCTTACGGTATGTGGTTTGTACCTCCGGACATCGGAACAGAAGTATTGGTTATTTTTGCTGAAGGCGGCAGAGCATTTTGGATAGGCTGCATCTTGCAAGAAAACATGAACATGATGTTGCCAGCAGCAGACCCAGCTACAAATAAAATCGAATCAGAAACACCTACAGCGCCTGATTTTAAAGCACCGGTAGGAGAGTATAACAAAAAACTTATAGGAGCAGATTTTGCTCAAGCATCGCCTAACAGTAATTTATACTCAAAACCTATCACAGACTTCCTCGGAGTTCTTACTACTCAAGGTTTAAACAAGGACGAAACACGAGGCCTAACATCTAGCAGTGCTAGAAGAGAAGCACCTTCGGCTGTGTTTGGAATTTCTACACCAGGACCTTATGATGCAAGACCTAACTCTCCTAGAGTAACTTACGGAAAGCCAGATAATCCTGATACTCGTATACCTCATAATAGATTAGGTGGTTCGAGTCTAGTTTTCGATGACGGAGATAGGTCGCTTTTTAGAACAAAACCTGCCGGAGAAGCAGCACCAGAATACACAGCAGACGGCGACACTACTATTCCGCATAACGAAATGCTGCGACTAAAGACAAGAACAGGGCATACTATACTGCTGCATAATTCTGAAGATTTAATTTATATTACAAACTCTAAAGGCACAGCTTGGGTAGAACTGACATCTAACGGAAAAATTGATATTTTTGCTGAAGATTCTATTTCAGTACATTCAAAAAACGATATAAACTTTAAAGCAGATAGAGATATTAATTTTGAAGCAGGTAGAGACTTTAATCTAAAAGCAAATAAAGATATTGCGGTTGAAAGTGTAGAAAACTATCAACTAATAGTAGGAAAAGACAATAAAGTTACTACGGCCGGAAAACTTGATATCAATACCGAACTTGATCAAACTGTTACAACCGGCGGAAAACTTTTTATGAATGGCCCAGAAGCAGAAAAAGCTACACCTCTAACTACATGGAATTTGCCCGGCGGAGAAACCGTAATAATGAAACGAGTGCCCCAACACGAGCCTTGGCTACAACACGAAAATCTTAATCCTAAATTTTATACACCTACAGAAACTGATATTAAAAAAACAATAGGTAGACGAGGAGGTTCGATCGATATAAATCCGCCAGAAACTGCTAGCTACACAAGTACACCTGATGCTTTTAGCTGATTAATTTTAGGTTAAATACAGAATGAGCACTTTAGAAAAAAATATTTACAAGCAAATTAACATTCCTGCTAACAAAAAGTCTCAAGTTCCTCCAGAAAGCAGAGCTTATAGAGGAATCTCCACAGTAAATCCTGAAGATCCTAACTGGGTAAAATATGACATAGCTCTTATAAAGCAGGATATTATTAATCATTTTCACATAACTAAAGGCGAAAAACTAAGCGATCCCAGTTTCGGTACAATTATTTGGGATATTTTGTATGATCCTCTAACTGACGAACTAAAACAGCTTGTTGTAGACGATGTTACCGAAATTATCAACAGCGATCCTCGTGTAAGAGCTGAAAGAATAGTAGTAGACGAATACGACAAAGGTCTTTTAGTTGAAGCTACTCTTACCTATTTGCCTTATAATATCTCTGAAGCAATGCGAGTTTCTTTTGACAGAGAAAACGAAATATAATTAAATTAGCAGTTAATTATCGCAAATAAATACTGCAATAATAGGATATCCATATGTCGTCAACTGATAGACAAAATAGACTTTTAGCAGCAGAAGATTGGAAGAGAGTCTATCAATCTTTTAGAAACGCAGAATTCAAAAGCTATGATTTTGATAATCTGCGTCGTACAATGATAAACTATCTTCGAGAAAACTATCCTGAAGATTTTAACGACTACATCGAAAGCTCAGAATATCTTGCGCTAATAGACATGATTGCCTTTTTAGGGCAAAACTTTGCATTTAGAGTAGATTTAAATGCAAGAGAAAACTATATCGATCTTGCAGAACGACGAGAAAGCGTACTGCGTCTTGCTAGACTGCTGTCATACAATCCAAAA